TTTTCACATCAGTTGACACTAGAACAATCAAGTGCAGTCAATGAAAACATTAGACTTGAAAACTTTACTCTACATGGAGAAGGTGTATTACTTGAAGAGACAGATGGTGATAAAGTTCTCTTTGAAAATGACTCAACTTCAGTGGGTGAAAACATTGCACTTGAAAATGAGGCAGACACAGGTGACACTGCATACCTCTTACAAGAGACCTATATAGTAGGAGATAATGTCACAGACAAAACAGCGATGAATGAGTTGTTTGATGCACAAGACGATAATGTATTAGACTTTACGGAGAAAAATCCGTTTGGTGATGTAGGAGATTAATAATGTTAGGACAACAATTTTACCATGAAACAATGCGAAAAGTCGTAGTTGCTTTCGGTACAATATTCAACAATATAAACATAGTGCGAAAGAATAATAGTGGAGCTGTTATTCAAAGAATGAAAGTTCCTCTCGCATATGGCCCCAAACAAAAGTTTCTTGTGAGGTTAAATAATGACCCCTCACTTAAAACAAAAACAGCAGTTACTCTACCAAGAATAGGTTTTGAAATAAACAATCTTTCTTACGACCCAGTTCGTAAACTTAATAGAGTACAAAAATTTAAGAAGGTGAAGTCATCATCTACTAAATCAAATAGACTTGATGCACAGTTCATGCCCGTTCCATACAATTTAGATTTTACATTGTTTATTATGGCAAAGAACTCTGATGATGCATTACAGATTGTAGAACAGATACTTCCATACTTTCAACCAGATTACACAGTCACAATCAATGATATGTCAGACATGGGTATCAAGAGAGATGTTCCAATCGTTTTAGGTTCTGTATCCTATGAGGATAACTATCAGGGTAACTTTGAAGAAAGAAGAGCAATCATTTATACTCTTACTTTCACTGCGAAGTTTTATCTATACGGCCCTGTTACTTCTGATAAGATTATTAAAACAGTGCAAGTTGACCAATATACAGATTCACAAATCAACGCACCAAGTAGAGAACAAAGATATACAGTTACACCAAACCCAGCAAGTGCAGATGCAGATGATGATTTTGGATTTAATGAAACTACATCTTTCTTCCAAGACGCAAAAAACTTTGACCCAGAGAGTGGAGAAGATAAGTAATGCCTTTCTCTAAGGAAATGATATTAGGTGCAAGTGGTCAAAGTGGTGAATCTGATTTTTATGAATATCAGATAGAGCAAAGTGTAAGACTAGATAGAAGCATTACAAGTAATGGTGGTACAAATGGAAGTGGATTTTACAGAGACTCTGGAGATATACCTACTCCTACAAATAGTAAAAAGTTTACATTTAGTACATGGATTAAAAAACTTACATCTGGTTTAGATTTTGACCAAGTATTACTTTTTGCTATTGTAAGTAGTCAAGGTAAAAGAATAAACATAGACTCTTCCACTGATTCTAAAAATGATGTTATTTCTTCATCTGAATTTGGGTCAAGTTCATACCAATATGATGCATTATTAAGAGATACTACTGGTTGGTATCATCTGGTGTTTATATGGGATACAACTCAAGGAACAGCTGCAAATAGACAAAAATTTTACATAAATGGAACACAACAAGATGTAGGAGATACTAGACACAACTGGAGTCAAAATGATACTGTTTGGTGGAATACAGGTATATCACACAATGCTGGATATGGAATAGGATATAATGCTTTTTCACACACAGAGGGAAATAGTTATGGAATGAATGTTTATTTAGCAGAAACGATTGGTATAGATGGACAAGATGTTTCTATTTCTGATTTAGGCGAAACTAAAAATGGCGTATGGGTGCCGAAAGACCCAAGTGGATTGACATTCGGCAACAATGGTTATTATCTTAAATATGAAAATGCAAGTGATTTAGGTAATGACAGCTCGGGTAATAATAATGATTTTAATACAACTAATTTAGGCACCGACCACCAAGTGCTTGATAGTCCAACATTTGGTTCATAGGAGATAACATGGCAAGTAGTGGAAATTTTTCAGTTTTAAATCCTTTAGATAATCCTACATCTGATTCAAGTAGTAATACACCTAGTAATGGTAATTTAAAATTTACATCATCAGGAAATTGTACTGTTGTATCTACTATAGGTCTTACATTTAAATCATATGCTGAAGTAAGAATAGAAAGTGTAAGCAATTATGGTGGAGGTTTGGGTGTATGTGGTGGAACTGAATCAAATGTATTTTATAAAGATTCTATAATTTTTCAAACTAATTATCTTAGTGGTAGAATATATCATTATAAAGATGGAACTAATCAAGCAGGTAGTGTTGATATAGGAGGAACAGTATCAGCA